ACTTCAACCAAAACCCTTGTAACTCAATTCTATCACTATATCTTTCCGCATTTCACTTTTTTGTAGTAACTTTGCAGATAAAATATTTATTTTCCAGTTTGTTTACTATTTCTTTCCAATTGTTTTCCACAATCCATACCCTTTGTTTTTTAGCATTACGCCGCATCGAGCCGACAGCCTGTTTGGTTCTGTTAGTCAATGACGCTATCTCCGTGTCAGAGAAAATCTTGGCTAAATAACGCACAAGAAGATATCTGGCATTCGCACACTCTTCTTTATTGCTATGTATAATACCTGTTTCAGATATTCCCGTCACTGAAGCGACAACCTGCAATACATCCTTATATATTTCATCACTTTTCATATAATCACTGTTTGGATAAACAAAATACGTCGGAAAATTGTTAAGCAGTCTGGGACCGCAAAACAATTCTTGTTCCGACGTATTGTTTCTCCTTAGCGACTTCTACCTGATAAGGAGCGTGCGGTCCTTTTCTTACAATCCGGACCGCCGAAGATTTTTGTTATAACGAAAGACTGAATTGAAAAAATACAATCTATAAATAACGGGCACCTCCTTTCTTTCTTAACCATCTGACAATCATCATAGATACAAGCAATATATTCATTATCATAGACCATCCACCTATCTCTATTTTTGTTTTTTGCCACCAGTTTAATTTTTTCTCCACCTCTACAATCTTAGGTACTTCGATTCGCTTGGTTACCGTCATATAATGAGGTACTGTTACTATAAGTACCGAATTTGGCCATATTCCCAGCGAATGTTGCAACATTCCACCTGAATATCTAGCCCAGCTGTACGCATAAGGGTTGGAAAGAAAAGATACAGTGTCACGTGTCGCAGTACTATCTTTGTATGGGACCAGTCTTTCTGTTATGGTGGTATCATGTACTTCCACTGTTTCCGTTGTCTTGATCTCCACAGGAACATATCTGGTCTTACACGAAAAGACAAGTAAAAGCACTATCGCTACCGCAATCCATATATAGATTCTTTGTCTCATAAACTTAACACTTGCTTTCTATTGGCACCGTCAGCCCGATAACTGACGTGCACCCATGCAAAATTGCTTTCATCAATCAATTGGTCATAGGGCAGGTTCTTGTGGATATGCTCAAACAGCAACTTGTTCTGTTGACGGTCGCCAGTATCAATATCGGCAGCTTCCCCTTTCATGTGCTGAGAAGACTTACTTCCCTTGACGGCCGCATTAAGTTCCGGACAGCGATAACCACTGTTTACTGTTATAGGCTTTCCCCACCACTCACGTAATGGATCAAGTACATTATCTACCAAGGCAGTCAGAGCAGTCACATGCTCCAGTCTGCATCTGTTGTTAATTCCAAGCCGGTCAGCAGTCGTTGACTTGCAGAGTTCCGCAATCGTAAAATACTTCATTTCTTTTCCTCCTTCTTATTTTCGTTGTCAAATAGTATTTGAGCCATGATCTTGGCGATATCATCTTTGTTTTCGATAATCACACTCATTGTCTTCTCTGCCTTGCGCAACTCCGCTTTCTCCCACGATTTTTCACGTACCGATGTAAACTCGCAGAAAATGCAGTAACCCGTCCAAATCATTGAAAAAACAGGAAAGGGGATAACCACACAGCATAACAGATCAATAAAGCACAACTCTATAAATGGAGTGAAATACTTCTTCGCCTTAACGGCTGTTTTCTTATACCCCGTGGATGTTCTTGCCTCTCCCCGTTGCTTGGCTTTCATAACTCCCGTAATAAGGTCCACTAACATAGCCCCCATTGTAGCCGCAATACACAAGGCTATAAGCACAATATGTATCATCATGTGCTCGTTGATAAAATTGTAAATTACATCTCTCATTACTTTATTATTTATACTAACTTTTAATACTTACAACCACCAGTTTAATTGTTGTATAATCCATTATTATAAGAAATATTAAAATTTTCAATCACTACTTACGACATCATCTGTTGCGCTGCCTGCTGCTCCTGTAACTGCTTCTCATATCTTTCCAGTACCGCAATAATCTTACTGGAGTTCGGGAAATTGCCGGCTTCCAATGCCGCCTTGAACGGTATAAGCCCCTTCTCAGCCTGTGCCATTAAAAGCTGGTTTGTCAACGCCCTGTATACCGGGCTGTCGCTATCCTCGCTAATTGAGATATCAATGTCAATATCATACATTGTATCCATATTATAGGGAATGGATTCACCGGCGACATTGACCGCTTTCGGGCCTGTATAGAAACATTGCATCACCTTTACTACCTTATATGCCACTTCAGTAAGAAATGAGTTGAATGTATTTATAAGATCCAGTATGGATGATGAGGCCTGTGCGGCCTTTGCCTGATAAAGCACACCGCTCTCGGAACTTCCCGATTTACCTTGTAGTGCCGCCTGAACTCCTGACACGTCCTCCACCATGGAACGTGACAGTTGTATGATATAGTCGAATCCTCCCGGGATGGATGATGCGGTCTTTGTATCAGGGGCATTGCCAGATCTTTTGCTTGTATATAATATTACACCGTTACTCTTCACATACTGCTCCGCTATATCCTCTATACTCATGTTGTCAGACAAGGACTGTTCATCTATCATCAACACACCCTTGGCCGCATTACGAATATAAAAATCAAGGGCTACCATGTAGTAATTGAAATATTCCTGAGACGGGATAATTTCAGATATGAACGGATGAAATTCTCCGTCAATATAAGGATATGGTTTGAACACAAACGGATGGAAAGATTCGGATCCATTCCAATACGGACTTTGTCCTTCCTCCAGCACAAATCCGTCCGGGGAAAGATAACGGTAATACCAATACGTCTCGATTCTCCGTTCATAAGTGATCAGATTCTCGGCCGCATATTTATCCGGATCCATGAATGTAATGGGAGCCCCGTCCGTATCTAGCATGGGGGATCCATCGGGATTACGTTTTATATTAAGTTCAAGACGGCTACGGTTTATTTCCTTAATGCTCTCTTTCTGATCATAAGGAACAAAATAAGGCTCACTCTCCAAGGGATCATTACAAAACCAGGCCTTCCTCCTCTCCTTCGTCCATAATTCAATAACACGGCATTTTCCGAATTCCGAAGGATAGTAGAAATCGGTGGATTCAATCTGTGACGTGCGTGTGTCACGGCTGAACTGCGAGGCGATATATTCATTATCAAGGCAATGGTTATATATCTCCTTCAACTTTATATCATCAGAATCCGAATGTGAGAACAAAGCAAGCACCTCGGAGAAGTCAAGATCATGAAGGAGACCACAAAACCGTATGTCTGCAAGATTAAAATCAAGACTGTCAGGAAAGAATACAAAGTTCGGATTCACATAATCAGTGAACACGTCCAGTTTTCCACGACGATAAGCCCATGAAATTTTATATATAGGCAGACCGGATATAAGATATTCCTCAAAAGTACGCGCATCCAGTTCTGAACGCCTGTTGAGCTTCATGTTCTGCCGGAGTAAGGCTGACATAATGTCTGCATATTCCTTCTCCTCCGGATCAACAGCATTACATACCGGCGCGGTATCGTTCATTCTGAACTGCCCTTGTACGACCCGTTTGATCTTACCCAATATGTTGGTCTGCAATGCAGGTATACCCTTTTCCTTAAGATATTGCTCCTTCGTTATATGCCGCCCGTTGTAAACAATCTGCCTCTCATACTGTTTCCCGTAGGCATACGATTTGCATTCGGCACGCATCTTTCTGAAAGGAGCAAGACGGCAATATGCATTATAGGCTACATGCAGCCATCTCTCGGCCCGCCGCTGTCCGTCGAATTTTCGATGCCCGTAAAGCAAGGAGTCAGATATTTGTTCGTTATCGCGCATGTTCATTATTCTTTTACGACAAAAATAGCTTAATAAGAACTGGACGAATGTATATAATGCAGTCAGCATTATATCAAAGCAGATACGGCAGATGAGATTATATTTGTACTATTAATCGTTTTTTATATGGAAAAGAAAACAATATGTGTGGATTTTGACGGAGTCATAGCACAATACGACGGATTTAAAGGTAATGACATCTTCGGTGATCCGATTGATGGTGTACAAAGTGCCATGGAAGTCCTAAAAAAGAAAGGATTCACAATCATCATTTTCACAACACGCACCGCCAGTTCCAAATTAAAGAAATACCTGAATGACAATCACATCACTTATGATTACATAAACGAAAACCCGGATCAGCCTAAAGGCAGCAATTCCGGAAAGCCCATAGCCGACATATATTTAGACGACCGTGCCATCTGCTTCAAGGGGAACTGGAAATACGCACTCGAATCCATCGCTTCCTTCATTCCATGGAACTCACAGAAGATAGATGAGAAGAAAGAATTTGAAAAAGCATTTGACAATTATAAGAAAATGACCAAAGAATATGCACTTTGCAACAGTTAAGACTTATGAAAACATCCATAAACAAACCGGAAATATTCAAATATGTCATTGCGCTTACAGCCCGGGCAGGAAAAGCCGGCGGTAATTATCCAGATATAGCAGCAACAGAAGACAATGAAGCTGTACTGGATCTTTATCTTACCGCCGCAGTAAATGAAGCGGAAGGCGAGCTTCGGCGCAAGATTAAAGACAGTAATGATATAAACATGACCTCTTCCGGGAATGAAATTATCATTGAATTCAAAAACTTCATACGCATGGATGAAGGTATCACGGACATGATACGCACGGCAATGAGACTGTATGCTTCACATTATCTTGCAGCCGCATGGCTGGAGCCTACAACGGATAAAGAACTTTGTGAAGGATACAGGACCAGTGCATCCGGATACTTGAAAAAAATAGTATCCGCCCTAAACCAACGATCAGAATTCATCGTACCAGAAGCCGACTACGAACAGCGCAATAATAATGACTATGAGTTGCAACAGAGCCAGTCCGGAAATGCAGACTACGAACAACGCAATAACAATGACTATGAGTTACAACAGAGCCAGTCCGGAAATGCAGACTACGGACAACGCAACAGAGACAACCTTTATACAGGAATAGGTTGCACAGGCATGGATGTGCTTACAACAGAAAATCCATCCGGTCCAGATGTTATATTAAGAGACAGATATAATAATCCTTTAATATACAAGCCATGAGAGAAAGAGAAATTTGGATACGCCTGCTGAAAAAGCAGATAGTAAACGATGTAGCGGTGCAATGCAATCTGATAGGACGCTCATTACAAAAGAGCGAAGATACAGAAGAAACTGCATCAGAAGTAATGACACCTGATGATGAGGCCACAAAGCCGGTTGTGGCCAGAGCGATGACGGAGGCTTTCGGTGAGGTGAAACGCGTCTGTCAGCAATATCTGATAACAGGCCGGGACACAGACGACAACCGTCTTGAGAGAATCAACGAAATGAACCGAAGTACTGAAACGATATCATCTGGATCACTGGGAACTTACAGCCTTATACCCGGACAAAGTTACATCATCCGAGTTATTACAGACGTATCTGTAACGGTAAGCACATCAACAGACAAGGTGCTTGGTCAAGTAACCGGTACCGGGCAGTTTGAGTATATCCCTTCATCAAACGAGAGGATAAAGATAGAAGGCAGTGACGGCAAAGCGGAGGTGACTTACTTTTTTGGTGACTTCGGCATGTATGAATTAAAGCTTTCCATGCCTGCAAGTTTCAATATCAGCATGACGGAAACCATCAAAAGTTGCGCACACCGTATGATGGTGGATTATGTAATGAGTGCTGTCCTTAATAACCAACTTCCGGAAAAGGCGAAAGAATACGCGAATTTCTTTACCGGTGACATAGAGGGTTTGCGTGATGCCTTACGTTCAAGAATAAAACTGATGGGCAGGAGACCCACGGACTGGAGTTGATACGGTGCCGGTCCCGAAAGATCGGACTATGTGCCATCTCCGGAACCGGCTTTTTCCAATGCGGACACACGTTTTTCCAGTTCGGACAAACTGGTTTCCAAGCCGCTTACATCCGGTATCTCACCACGTATCTCGATCAAGGATTTTGATATTTCCTCAATTTTTTTGTCATATTCTGATTTCATCCGTTTCAACTCGTTTATAGCGGACACCATAAGCTCAAGATTCTGCTTGGTCTGGCTCTGGTATGTCCTGAACTCTTTACGATGATCATCATACGCTTTGTCCGCCAACCTCAAGATATCAACGATTATCAATCCTGTAAATGACAAATAAAAATCACCAATTCCGGTCCATTTCCCAGAAAGTTCATATTCCTGCCATTCCTCCGATTGGTCAATATGCTTCGTCTTCAACGCATAATCTCCCTGTGTATCCGTAAAACCTATTGTAAGATCACCTGAGGATTTACAAAGGAACCGCACTGAAAGAAACAAAGCATCATATTCTTCCGTGTAGTCAACAGTTATAGAAATGTTCTCTTCCGTCAGTTCTCCTTTCTTCTCATTAAATATCCTATGTTTCTCCGGCTTCCTGATGAGGCTGTTTTTCTGTAACACTCCCCCATTGCTAATATGCAGCAACTTCCGGTACTCATACAAATCCGTATATGCCCCCAAAGCATCATCTGAAAGATTAAAAAACTCCCATCCTGTCTTATCTGAGAAAGCGGAATTATATAGGTAATTGAATGTTGATGAGCATATATCAACTGCATCAACATAACTTTCAGCCGCCAGTGACTTGTCAAAAATAGACTGGTTGTCATTACCTCCTCCCGGTAAATAAGACGGAAGGCCAACGCCCCCTCTCCTGCTATTCCCGATTTCCTCTCTTTGCGCTTCCTGTCCGCTTCCTCCCTCAAGACGGAATACTGTCAAGACTTTACCTTTTTGTTTCATAAGTCGTTATCTTAGTCGTTTTTCAGGCATGATATCATATATCAGCCGTATTCCTGATATGTTCTCTTTAGCTGTCAGTGCTGTTTCCAACGCAATGCGGTAGTATTTGAAATACCTTCCTCTTATCGCTCCCACACGTCTGGCCTGCGTTTCCCCTATCTTATACCATTTCTTTCCATCCTGTGAAGCAAACAGTATCATTTTCTGCTTACCTGAAAAGATGCCTTGTACCGACATATCCATAAGCCGTTTTAACTGCAAAGTATCCAGTTTCAACGCTCTTGTAACAACAATCCCTTTATTTATCACCTCGGAGGAATAATCATATATATCTGTGAGCCGGACAATCCTGTCTTCAATATGCACATACGAATATGGAAATATATTGACAACAGATTTAACACGTCCAAACACGGCCGTGTTCCATCTGTTTTCAGGAAGAGAAAGCACAAAAGACGTATCCATATCCTTCAGCATAAAAATAATCCGCTGGTTCGCATAATCATAGGCTATCATGGCTGTCTTGATCAGTTCAATAGGAGGTTTGTCAATCATTTCCATATTTGTTCCGATTTCTTCCGGCACAGGTTCGAAAACTCCCTGCAACGCCTGTGATATACAATCTATAGAAGCCCCATTTGTGATCATAACACCTCTGGATGAAATGAACAACACTTCCGAATCCATCTGTGTGATTGATCTGGAATTCAGGCATACGTCTCTCTGTATCGGAGAAATGGTTGAATAAAACCCTTCAGAATTGACGCTCATCGCATAATTTCCGTCAGAACAGAACAGTAGCATGGGGAATTGTCCGAACTGTCCCTGTGATATGGCTGTAGTAACCGGACACATTGCATAAATGTCACCGTTCCCTATTGTATAAACTCCATTCAATGGGAAATAAAAAGGGTTTCCCACTTCCGAAACAAACATCTTGTTGCTCAGTTCCTCAGACTGCAAGGGTGTAACGGACGGTACGGATGCCGACGATTCATTTGTATTTTTTAACAAGCTACAAAAATACGCCCCATTTAAAGTCGGATGTTCCGCCAAAGGATACTCAAACACCATGGAACCGACCACAATCACCATTTTATACGCATCTGTATCAGGATAAAACAGATATACAGGAAGTATCTGTTCCAAAACTTCCGTATCACTTTTGACTACAACATCCCCGTTGCTCCCATGTATATACGTATATATTGAAACCGAAGAATCCCCACGACCTAGAAATTGTGATATACACATGGGATTGAATCCCTTGAAAAAAGTTCTTTTCACATTTGCAATATGCAGACGGCTGTTATATGTCGTGGAAAAGTCAGGAATGATGATATCGTGTGTCATATAATCATCTGTCAATGTCTCCCTAAGTTCCAAATTGCTCAAAATATGATCCATGTCCCCTTCCGCACCAAACAGATAGCGGATGTCGCTGGAAAGTTCGTCCAGTTCCAGAGTCTTCACATGATAAAAGAGGGAGGCGTTACATATTTCCTCCTTGAACTCATTACGTACTTCCATGCCCCATGCATATGTAGCAGCAGCCTCGTTTCCAAACTTTCTATCATAAGCCTCGCTAAAAGGCCTTGGTGGATAGGAGTACTCTGACAAATCATCCATAATATATCCGTATGTGTTGCTCTTGCCTTGGGGAAGATCTTTCAACAGACTCTGACTCATGTCTATATCACCGTCCGTATAAAATGTATAGAATTGGGAGGATATAAAAATATCCACTCCTTTTATAATATCCCCCCACTCCTGTATCGCCTCCTTGTCATTGTTGGCACATGCGTATGAAAGCCATGAGCAGAATGAGGATATATAACCAATGCCGGTAAAAATCACCTGACTCAGCCGCTCAATTTTACTGACTACCACCGGTGCACCGGAGTCATTAGGCAACATAAGCACAGGTGCGGACTGCATGATGACAGAACCGTCATAAAGGCGGTATGCATAACGTACAAAAAAAGGGAAAATGAAATATCCGTCTTCTTGCTGTTCTGCTATATACTTGTTTATCTCAGCATGTACTTTTGTGGATATCCCCTGTACATATTCATCTTTTATCTGCCATTTATCCCCATTAATCCACATCTGTTCCTTCTTGTACAGTTCAAATTCTCCGCTTCTTCTTACAGTTGAATGCAAGGAAAACACCAAAAGTGGTTCCGGAGGTTTCTGCCCCAGATATTTGTAGTTTCCATTTTTCCATAAGAAATAATGCATCCCGTCCTCAGCAAAGGCGACAAGCGTGTTTCCTACCGACAACAATGAACTGGCAGGTATAGACTCATCCAGCAATGTAAGTGACAATTCCCCCTTATTATTCACATCAGCCCAATATAATGACAGACCGTCTTGAAAAATAAAATGTGAATATGACGTAGCGGAATGTATATATAACAGTTTAGCGGAGTTATGACTTTGTGGAAGGATATATTTCTCTCCGGCAAGAACAGAAGGCCTGATACTGCCGTCATGAATCTCCAGCCCGACAGATGCGGAAAGCTGCCCGTCAGGAGAAATATCGGAATAAGGTGTCAGGTTAAGTCCCGAGAAAGATATTTGTTTCTCCGTCATAATACTTCTTTTTTATAAAATGAATAATAAACATCACAAATATAACAACTTACATGTTCCTGTTCTGTATATTCTGAACAGTTGAGGCTATATCCCTTACCGGAGATGTCGAGATCCGCCACACAACGGTCACGACAGTACCGTCCTTGCCTTTCAGAAAAACCGGCTTCCCATGAAAGCGCAACCTGCATATCTCATTCCCACCCCCGATTCTTTGCAAAGCACGTGTCACATACGGACTATGAATCTCACAAGATGAGGGAAGAAAAAGAAGATGGGGACGGTTCTCACACAACGGATCATAAGAGAATATCATATATGCCCTCACTTCCCCCAGCACAACGATCTGTACAGAGTATTTTTCCGTCAATCCGGCTTTCCGAACACATTTTTTACTTATAGTCACATGCTTATGCCTGCCATTAACATATATATGATGCTGAAGCACGGGAATCTTAAGTTCCCGTGCTGTTCTTTTAATATCTGACGGTATGTTTGCCAGTTTCATAGCGGAAACAACGGTATCAGTTTGTACGCTACCGTCTCACCGTCATGCTCGTCCTGCACTTTCCATTCCTCAAGCCGGAAAGTGTATGAGGTTACCAGCGGATCTATTTTCAGATCATACAATATCTGGCTTGGCGGTGTCGTATCCAAATCAGCATAGCTGGAAAAGAAGCGAAGACATCCGAGGAAACGTCCTCCCACATGATTGATATGTGTCCGGTTCATCCATTCAGGCTTGCATGGCTGGAGCATGACGCTGTCCTTCCCCAGTTCTTTAAATATTATAAAAGCTCCGGTGGGCATTTTGTCACGGACAAACATCCGTCTGAAAAGAATGTCCCTGTGCAGTCTGGTATTCCGAAGACGGCATATAGATGTATAACCTGTCCTTACCGGCTCCTTTCTGTTTTCCTCCAGCCGCTTGTATTTCTTATCCAGATCCTCTATATGATCCGGATGGATCAGAATATTTTTTCTCTTGTTCTCCATGGCTAGTCCTCAATAAAATCAATCATGAAATACTCTTTCCAGGACACATCCCCGTTGTCAAAGCACACAAGCGCCCGACTCCCGTCCTTTGAAATCTTCCTTACTGTCCCCGTACAGGTGATATCCCCGTCAAAAAAGACACGCGCACCTTCCTTGCACTGTGTCCTGAATACATTAATTTTCATTGTCGTCTTTTTTATTTAAATGGTTGGATTATTAGAATACTGTTTGTTGCAATGCAACAGTTCGAAATAGCCTGTCATGGCTCCCCTTGGAAAAGCACAATGACATGGAAGACCATATATCTGACATGCGCAATGTTCGCACGGTGCTCCGGTCTGCTCATATTTCGTAACCGCATCCTTTCTTGTCATAAGCTCGTTATAATGTATCTCGCTACATTCCTTCCAGTCATCATCTTTCGGACGTACGGACATGGCCGGATCTATCTCCGCATAATAATAACGCATCTCTACTTTCTGCGGATTAGCGCGCGATACAAGTATACGTCCGAAATGACGGTAAAGCCTGTTCGGCAGCACCTTGCCTTCCGGCACGGAGCGCAACTGCGGTATGAACTGATCCTCCTTGTGGAAGAGCCGTATGAGTCTTATCACCCATAATAACATCTTTTTTCTCATGGTTCCTGTTTTTTTGTTTCCTTGCGGACATAACGATAAATAACATTCTGTGCGTTGAGGCTTATTTCATCACACATTTCTCCGAATAACGCGCTCATACGCTCATCACCGAAACTGTCTACATACCGGGTTATGTCCCGGCACTCTGCCGCAGCCTTCTTCGCCCTGACCACTACGGGAAGGGTTACGGAACGATCAAATCCTTTAAGATATTCCTCGAACTCCAGCGCCGCGCCATAAAGCATGTCAGCGAATACGAATACCTGATGCATCAACACCAGCGCCTTATCCCTCTCCTGTGGTGTAAATTTTGGTAGAAGAAATGACAACGGCACATGTTCACGAACATTCTGCAAGGCCGCAATTTTTCGTTGCAGCTCGGCCATTCTGGCGTAACGGCGTTCCTTTATCGCCATAGCAAGCTGCCTTTGTAGTTTTTCTAGTTCTTTTTCCATTTTATATCCATTTACGACGGCTGTTGCCGCCAAGGTGAACAATATTGAACATCTCCTTGACACGGTCCAACACATAATCTCCGTATAGGTTGCGAAACTGCGACAAATCCTCCATGTCGATGTTTGTCGTACCGAATGTAAGCATCTCATGCCGAAGTTCGTAACGCATCTGCAAGATGGTCTGTATGACATTGCACGACGTACCGAAATGCTTTGCATTTTCCTCCCGCCCAATCTCGTCAATTATCAGGTGTCCGGCCATGCCTTTTGTTGTCCATCTGTCAAGCGCCTCCGTACCTTGGGAGGAATAACGTAAGGCTATCTCCGTGGCCGAACGCATCTCAAAACAGATGTCGGAACGGCGACAACCGTATACCAGTCTGTTGATAAGTGCCATATAGACTTGCAGTCCTTTCAAGATGGTGGTCTTCCCGCTTCCCACCGGACCATAGAGCAATATTCCTTTCTTTCCGGACAGCACATCTGACTTATGCCATACCCATTGGTATATCTCGCTTAGCAATTGACAATTTGAATCGTCCACCATGAAATCAGGAGTAACAGTCCGCATGGAAAGTATCAGCCTGTGCTTCCAGAACTTCTCTATTTCCTCATCGGACAACATCATCCTTACGTCTCCCATCCGGAAGTTATACTTTCCCCTGTCCTCCCAGTTTGATGATGTGTGGGGGATCGATTTCATGACCGTAATTGTAGTCCTGTCCTCCGGTCCGGGCATTAGTTCTTTTATCTGTTTTGGTTCTTTCATCGGATTTACATTCAAGCTTTTTATTCAGCCAATTGGAGAAATGCCTATATTCGTCTCCCGGATTGACCATTGTACAATTCTCATTCTGAAGTTTCCGGAAAAATTCTTCCAGAAAGTTCGATAATGTTTCCTGATTGAAAGCCTTGTATCCCTCATGATGTTTGTTCATGATGAGGCCTTCCGCCCAGGAATCGTTCCGCTTCATCTCATCAAACAATTCCTGCAAGGGTTTCAAGGGGGAAGAACCAAAAACTTTTTCTTCTTCTTTTTGAAATAAAACATCATCATTATCATTCTCATAATCATTTATAGTTAGGTTTGTTACGCTTTGATAGCCCTTGTTACTTTTGTTATCACTTGTTAGATTTGTTACTTTGTGATAACACTTGTTACTTTTGCTATCTTTTGTTACATCCTTATTATACCGACTGGCCATACCTCTCTTGCCAGCCTCACTTCTTTTTGCTATAATATCGTCGTATTTGTCTTTATTAGAGTCTATCTGTTTTTTTATAAAGGAGAATGCCATTTTAGCCAACGGTCTCAGCTCCGACAATGTCCCCGACTCGGCATATTCAATGACCGCATCGTACACTTCAAGTCTGACCTCCGGTGGATAATCCACTAACACCTCTTTCCATTCAGTATAAAAAACAAAAGACTTCCGTCTGCTTTCCTGTCCCATAATACGAGTATATTATTTAATCATTTATTAATAGTCAGCCTGAACAAGCCACGTTTTACAACCTTTCTTTGTATCAGTCCTTCCCTTATCATTACCGGAACAAGATTCCGCACATATTCGATAGAGATAAATTCCGTTCTGACAAAAAGATCCTGCAAGGTTCCCAAAAAGCCATCCGGCCCGCAATTTTCTATAGCGCGAAGAATACATACTTTTGAGAAGCCCAATTTAAGCAACAAGGCACGAGAAAGAATGACTGTATCAGGTGGTACGTAATCCTGAACTCTCTTATGTTCAACCAGCAGATCTGTTTCAACCGCCATACGCACACGATGGTAATCTCTCCATTGTCCGTTGCCACAGGTCAACTTTCCTGCCATACGGTCAATGTCAGTCACAGTGGTACACGCACCATTATAGGTTAATATTCGATCTCCGATTTTCAGTTTTTTAAATTGTAAGGCATTCATGATATTTTAATTCCTTTCTAAGCTGTATTTGAATTATACAAATAGTGATTGCTGAATACGCGATAACACCAATTTATTCGCATCAGCGAAAAACTTTTTTTTAATTTCGAATCCGTATGCCTTGCGTCCCAACTGTGCAGCAGCTAATAAGGTGGAACCGCTTCCAGCGCACGGGTCGATAACGACATCACCTTTATCAGTGAAGATTTCTATCAGCCTACGAAGAAGTGGAACCGGTTTCTGTGTTGGATGTACTTTGGGTGTATCAGAATCTCTTACCCAATCAAAGCAGTTGAATATCATCCGACCATCATTGTTGAACTTTGGAAGTTTTTCACGATAAAGAAGTAAACCGTACTCACAGTTACCTACTACTTTCATGTTTGCTTTTAATACCTGCGCGGAGAAATCTTTCCGGAATACAAGATTGATGTATTTATTTAATCCATATCTCTTTCCTAATTCAATGTATCGGAATTGATCTTCAAACTCACAGAAGATTATCATACAAGGAGCCTTACCTTTATCCTTTGGCTCTTTTACAAGCATCTGGCTACAAAAGTGCATAAACTCTGCCGGGCGAAAATCTTTATCAGTATCAAAGAATTCTTTACCCGCTTTATCGCTTTCTCCATTCTTATTATCACCATCCACATACCATGAAGGATTAGAGGCATAAGCATTATTCCCTAAATTGTAGGGAACATCGGCTATAATTAGTTGAGCTTTAGGAATGCCGTAGACTTTATAGTTTTGAAAATGATCGTTGAATAATTCTATATCTTTCATATCTATATCTGATTAATTCAAACCAAGCAGCTTCTTAGTTGTGTCAATGTCTATATAATTTATCCAGCCAGCTTTGTGCAATTCAATAGCAGCTTCTCTGATTGTTATATTACCAGATTCGATTTTTTCTTCTAGTGAATTAAGGATATTTTTAATCCTTAATGCTTTCATCTCAATTGTTTCCATTCTGTTCGGTTAGGAGTTAACTTTGATCCCTTGTTTTATTCTCGCTTCCTCTATTTGAAGATTGAATAACTCTTTGTCTTTAGCCAGAACCTTGTCCATTAATTCATTGATATTCTCTGCATATACAATAAAACTCATAAAGCTGCAAGTGTTACCACACGACCGGAAAGAACCGTTTTCATGGAAGTCGAAATCATCCATTACATTATAGTGGCACTCAGCCAGTAATCCATGCATTCCTTTATCGTAGAGCAACTCTGCTTTGTTATCATCGTATCTTTCCAATGTTGTTTCACTTATAGACGGAAGGATACTTCGCCAACTCTCTATCTCTAAATCGTCAAGAAACTCCTTTAATTCGTCCGATCCGGACATAGCGCAAACTAAAAATAGGCGATTAATAATACTGCACCCCTCATTAATAAGTACGCTTGATTTTTTTATAATTTCTTTATCCATAATTATATTCTTAGTGTTTTACTCAAATTCTAACTCTGATACATTAATATCCGTGATATTTCCTTCTGATAAATCAAATTCTATAAGAGAGCTATTCTCTTCTAAGGATTTACAAACGTCCTCTACTGTGGTGCAGTCTGACGCTTCAATCGTTAATGTGACTTCAAATGTTTTCATTTAATTCCTTTCTATATCGTTAAGAATTAATTGGCAATTTCATAAAGCACATCCAATGAGTTTTAGATGCTTTTCCGGACTTATGCCCGAATAGCGGCCGCTCATTGATTATCTCCAATATTCGTCTTACAGGAATACGAGTTTCGTTCCATTTGAAAATCAGCACTCCGTTCGGTTCAAGCACTCGCATACATTCGCTGAATCCTTTCTTTATATCTTCCTGCCACTTAAACCGTCGAAGCGTTCCATACTTTTGAGCCATATATGCACCCTCGTTCGCATTATCAAGGTGTGGAGGATCAAAGACTACAAGTTTAAAAGAACTGTCCGGATACGGCATTGCTGTAAAGTCGGCAACCACATCAGGATGGACTTCCAGCTTACGACCATCGCATAAAACATATTCGACATCACGAATATCTTGGAAGAGAACGTTTGGATTCTTCTTATCAAACCAAAACATCCGGCTTCCACAGCAAGCGTCAAGTATTATTTTTTTGCTCATTACTTTCTTATATTATTACATATTGCAATCTCCACACATATCCACAAGAAAATCAAATTCTTCTCGTGAGTATTCAACCCCATTAATTACGATTACCTCGCTACCATTTTGGTCAAAATAAACTCCATCATTCATTTCTAATCTGATTTGAATTAAACTTCTTATTCGCAAAGTCCGTGATAAAGGCTCATGCAACTATATCCGCCTTCTGGTTCAAACATATCATCCATGCCGGCATCTTTCCGGTTCACATACTCGAAAACTTCTTCTACTGTTGGATAAGTCTTATTTTTACAGAAACGATCAGGGATGTAGCCCGGTGAGAAGAAAGACGAACCCTTTGGGGTTTCTTCTTTCATTCGTCGTTCGGCATCTATCAAGCGACTTCGCCCAAACTCTTCTTGAGAAATTAGCTTAACCTCTTGCTTCCTGCACATAATACAGGGATAGCAACCAACGCGGGAAAATCCACGATAATATAAAGGGTTTGGTTTTTGTCCGACAGAAAGAATCTGGTCTATAACTTCTTGTGCTGACCATTGGAAGATTGGGCGGGAAACGCTGGCATCATAGTGTTCACACCATTTAAGTACATCTTTTCTACGATAATCCTGCTTCCATACTTCAACAATCTTTCCTTTACGATTCTTTTTCACACGTTCGAAATATTCTCCGAAGTAATTGCACTCATAAGGAAGTTTGGCGCGTTCTTCGCTTTCTTTTGCTCGAATACCTTGAATTATCAAGCAAGGTTCAGTAAGTGAGAGAATATAATCAATCATCGGCTTTATTTTTAACTCAGAGGTACAAAACCTTCTTTGGGAAGACGGGAACCTAGAGCATTTGATAGACATATCCACAAAATCAGTGTATTTCTTACTTCTCAAAATTACTAATCTGACATCAAGCTGTTTGCACACGTTACTAATATGTTGATAAGTATCGGGATGCTCCCAACCTGTATCACAAAATACGGCTTCTATTTTATCGGCTCCATATTTATTGGCAGCCTGGATTAAACAGGCTTGCGAATCCTTACCACCGGAAAAACTAACAATTATCTTCATGCTATATGAACTTTTTTATTTTCATCTTCAAAATATACTGTTTCATACTTTTCTTGTTTTAAATCATAACATTTCTTCTTCATTACACCATTTGCTGTTGAAGAGTTCCTCCATCGGAGAAAGCAGATTATACACTTTCTCAAAATCATCCTTAGATGCTTTTGCTATTGTTATTCCATGTGTTGCCATTTCTATTAAGTTTAAGAGTTATTATTGGGGAGAGGGGCAAACAGGTTGTTCCCCACCATATATCCATTTTCTATCAGTTCCTTCATCCATTTCTCCTCTATAGCAGGAAGGGACTTGGCTCTCCGGTATACTGTCCTGTTTCTAGCATTCACCTCATTGCCTCTTTTACGAAGCAAATAGTGAAGCTTATATAATCTGCTTCTTGTTGTCATAAACCATATTTATTAGAGTCTTTATATGATCTTTTTGTAGAACTTACATATCTGTCCGTACTTGTTACAGGCGCATTCGCGGTGCCCCTTCGCACTACAGAAACATGAATTGCCCCGATGGTCCGAACTATTGGCACAATTACGGCAGTACACACGTTTCGGCTCCACTCTTTTTAACGTCATAGTCACAGGGGTGAACAGGTTCGATAATAACGGCTATACCACAGCTTGAAGCCACATCAAGCTCAAGCTTGCATCCCTTAGACAGTTCCCATCCGGGAAGCATGAAAATAGCGTCACATTTCAGCAACATCGCGATATCGGCTCTCATATGCTCTCTCCAATGCGCATTATCAGGAACACCGTTATCGAAAGGATTCACAGGATCATAACCTTGTGATTCAAGTCTTTCTTTCGCCATGAGAAAAGCATGCTTCCGCTCATGAAGATCATAATGCGCTATCGGTCCACTTATATAGATTTTTACTTTACCCATTAATACTTCGTTTTAATTTTAACTTTAACGGAAAGATACAATATTGAAAGCCGTAACCTCATTATACCATTTCTGTCCATCCTTTACAAAATGCGCCTCTATGCGAAGAGACATTCTTACAGTATCCCCTATATTAAGGAGCTCTCCTACGTGTTCCCCATAGTTAAATACTGAAACCACTAGAGAAGTAGGGCGCATACCCGACTGCTCTATAAGATATGTGTATTTCTCCCATGCCTTTCCGGTCTTCGCGCTGACCCCTTCTATTTTTGAAAGAACCTGCATGACCTTTCCTGTTGCTTCTACAATCATGATTTATGGTTTTAATGTTTTACTTATTCTTTTTTGATATTGCTTACGTATTTTCTGCTTTTCCTCCTCCTCGCGTTCAAGATGTATCTGACGAAGCCGTTCCAGTACCCGTCCATCAACTTGCGATATATATTCGGTAACCAGATCAACAAACTGTTCGTAGGAACGACATAATTCGTAGCGTCCTCCAGATGCCTGCACGCATGTCTGATATACTTTCTGTTCTTCCCTTTGTGAAGAACCTGCCTTCATCTCAATGTTGAGGCTTGACCATTTTCCGGCAGGCAGCTGCAATATAAGGTCAGACACTCCGGCATTAGCACCTTCCGCCTTAAGACGCGCTGCCTCAGCCTTGTTTCTATATCCTCCGTTGGGAACGGAAAAGAACAAAGGTTTCAGATGTGGAAATCGGTAATGAAACCAGATCACACACCGGGTCTGTAAATCATGTTCAGGTGATTTGCTCATAACGGAACTATTTATGAATTGGTACGCATGGTTTTCAAGCGGCGGTAAACAGTGCGCTCGCTATATCCCATCTTCTGTGACAATTGCTTCACCGTCATATCCTGTGCCATGGAACGGATATAATGTATTTCTTCAAGATGAAACGAGTACGCATCAAGCATAAGTTCACGCGCCTTTTTATAGATTGAGTTGAGGCTGTGGCGCGTAAGAATATCCTGTATACAGGCAGCCTTTGTGTTGGAATACATGGCACACAGTATATCTATCTCCTGTTTGGTCCAATACGTTCTTTTTATACTCATGAGTTCAAGGTTTTAAAGTGTATTCTTAATATTTGAATGCGTGGCGTAACACATCCTCCGCATTGCATTTCCATTCCGAGTTCTGCCTGTCCCCGGGCTTTGCCATCCGTATTTTCCTCTCAGCCACGAGCCTTTCAAGAACATACCGACCTCCGACCCATCTGGATGCCTCTCTCTTTGTAAATGTTATGCCCTTCTTCCTGGCAACAAGAAAAAGGTTCCCTAATTCTTCCTCTGCCTTTGATGTTTGAAAATCACGTCTCATAATTTATTTGTTAAGGTTATCATAAAATGCCCTGTTCGCCTCATATTCAGCAGCAATCTCCGATCTTGACACGTTTCCCAGCTTCTGTACAATCACATCATAAGTTTCCTGAGGCATGTTATACAATATCTCCTCGATGTAATCCTGATGCCCTACCAATCCCAGAACATACAGGAATGAGATCATACCCGCTATAAAAACCATACACTGCTTGGATAATCTGTTCATATTCATTCCTCCTGTTGCCTTTTTAGTTATCATGGTTAACCTGCATACTTGCATGGAATAAATATTTTCTGCCCACCATAATTCTTTATCGCCTCTTTACGTATCGTCTCATGAAAGTCATTGTCCCCACATTCAAAAGCCAATGCTTTTCTCACAGTTTCACTACTGACACCGAAATAAGAAGCCAGTTTAGCCTTCTTCCCATAGGGAAGCCAAATTCTACATTTCATGTTTGCTGTTTCCATATCGTTTATCTATATTTGAAAATTAATCATCGCTCATGTGATTATGATTTATAATCACAATGCAAATATAAGAACATTTGTAGATATAAAAACCATATCAACCACAAATGTTCTATATAAAACATTATTTAACCATTACGTATGAAAAAGAAAGAGGCTTCATTGTTCTGCCTGCTAGAGGTTAAGAAAAAAAGCAAGCATCTATCATGGATTGAACGAAAAATGTACAAACGGCTTTTGCCATATTATACCCATTACACAGATGAAGTATATAAGGCTAGAGATAGAAAAGCTGTAACCGATGATGGAACCGTATTTAAGACAAAAGAAGGAAGAACTTTAGAAAAGTCCTTCCTCAACAAGAATCTGGTTCTGACAAAAACCGGAGAAAAAGAGCTTATTGATTTAAAGATGGGATGGATGAAAGAGTATCTGAATCAGTCTTTTGGATGGATTCCGAAGAAAGTAATTGAGTTGATTCTACAATATCTATCCGTTGTTTTAATTGCTCTATATCTTCTTTATTTTGTGTTATAAAATGAAGGAAATATAGAAAAATCAGACTTTTCAATATCGACTTTATTGGATGGTAATTGTTTAGGCTCCTTTCCAAATGTTCCTTTTTGGAAAAACAAAAAGCATTATAGATACTTTTGACAGGAATAAACAGAATACCTACAACAATTGAAAACCATGCGTAATAATAGATAAAATCATCCATGTAATAAAATAGACTATTCATAACGATACAAGTTTAAGGATTAATAATCATAGTGCAAATATAAGAACAATTGTAGTAATATGGAAATAATAAACAGAATTAAAATGATGATCTCCGAAATGGCAAAATCGGAAAGAGATTTCTCTATAAAAATTGGAGTAAATCAAAAGACGCTTAATTATTATATGTTAGGCAAGCGCAAACTTAGTTTAGAAATAATAGAAGCCATACTCAACGCTTTTCCTGAGATAAGTGCTGAATGGCTGCTTCGTGGTACAGGTTCCATGATGTTAAACGAGACTAGCGATTCTATTAAAGCAAATGATTTTGATGAAGCTTGGTATAAAAAGGTAATAGACGACCAGCACGATACTATATCACTATTAAAAGAGAAAGTTAAATTCCTTGAAAAACAAATTGAAGAAAAGAGAAATGTCAATTACGGTTAAACAATAACGAATCCGAAGTTGTTTTCTTCTACAAAATACAAATCTCATTCTAATACCATTTTTATTATGGAAGAAACTATAAAAAATGTCATTTCCGACCTGCAATACAAGGTTGATGTACTCAAACAAGAAAAACAATATCTACTGGATATGTGCCGCAATTGCGAAACATGCGCACAGCGATTCTGCTGCCAGTACTGCAAGAATAAAACAGCAAAGGTCATTGCCATCAGAATAAAAAGAAAATAAGGATAGAGAGATTATAATAGACGCTATTTTTAAGTTGTTATTCTAACTAATTGAAACGGTTGCTATCAGTGATGACAGCAACCGTTTCCTCAAAGTATTTTTTTCTTATTTTTCGGATTTCACTCATAATTTTTTCATTCTGATCTTTCTCCAGCATCTTTTTCAACTTGTCAATATCAGATTGAAATTTTGTGCTCTCCATGATTAGCATAGTAACCCGAATATAATATAGAGTGAAGAAAGAACACAAATATTACAAAAAAAGGTGCGCCAGATGACGCACCCAAAATGTTGAGATGTACTAACATAGTGCTTGTACTATGTCAATTATCAACTTTATCAACTTAAGAAAGTGATAAAATTTTTTCATAGCTGTTTTCTCCTACTTACCACACTTGATGCACTAATTTTAGAGTAAACATTACAGGATGCTTTGTGTGGAGCTTTACGTCTGAGGTATCACCGTGCGATTTTTTTGCTGGAGGCATCCTTATTTTCATCTCAATTCTGTTTTGCAAAGATATAAAATAACTTTATTAAAAACAATTTATAATGTAAAATTCTGTGATTTACATTGTAAATTACAATTATATGCGTACTTTTGTGTATTTTAGTTCTTGTAGGGAAAAAGAACTAAGATGCAATTCGTTTACATTGGATTGGCTGTGCATATTGGAAAATACTCATATTCACGGCTTATTGTTACTATAATAGAAAGCAGTAAAAATGGGCTAACAAAGAAATTAGTAAGGAAGCAAAAAAACGGCGATCCTCTTTGTTTAAAATTATTTTTATTTTTCTATATATTAGGAATGTATTGCACTTTACACGTTTTACTTAATATAATGTTGTTATGGATTTACATGAATATCTTAATGCCAGCTCTAATGAGCAAGAGATGTATTTAATTAAAACTCAACTCGAAAATACAAAAATGAATGTTGACCAGCTTCATGAGACGGTTAGATCTAATTTTAATGAGATTTATTTACTTAAACAAGAACTAGCCAATTATGAAACAGTTATTAATTGCCTCATTACAGTTGTTATAATTGGCATTATTAAATGTATTTATACTATGATTACTAGTAAAGATCAAATGAATGTAAAATTTAATGCTATAGTTAGTATTGTTTATATAATTATTGGCTGTGTTTTATGTCATAACTTATAAACGTATAACGCTCCATAATATTTTGCTATGAAAAATAAACCCAAATAAAACTATGCACTTTGAGGTATTATGTTTTTTATTATTAAAGCGGATTTTTTGAGTTGGCTCAAAACCAAGTCAGGCAAGAAGTGATTAAAAAACTTGTGACCGATATAGAGAAATATATTAAAAAGACCGGACTTACCATATAGTGTTATAGAAGTCCGGTCTTTAGACATCTGTTAATGACAGCAAACAAATAGACCAATCCTTATTTTACCAATTTTACACTCCATGAGTGCGTTCGTGTACAAAGTAGTGGGGCGGCATCCTCTAAGGGATGTTCTCTGTTTCAAAGCTTTCCGGATCTACAGTATATTGTATCACTTTCCGTACTGCTGCATCAGCCTGTTTCTGCATCACTCGCACATAATTGTAAATAGGTCTGTTCTTTTTCACAGACTGCCCTATACAATACTCCACCACCTCTGTCCTTATTCCTATCATAAAAGCGAACTGTGCGAATGTTTTTCTGCCGGCATAGTAAGAGAATGAAGTTTGAATGCCTATATGTTGTGCCAAGGCTGCGAAACATTTGTTGACATAACGTTGCAGATTCTTGTACCCGTTACAAAACGATAAGTTCAACCTGTTTCCTAGAATGTATTTATTGATGATTGTTTTCGCCTCATCGGGTATGGTCAAAGATGTAGTTCTTTCTCCCGTTTTGTGTTCTGCACTCTTTTTTCGGACGTATGTCATTGTCTTGCTTGACAAATCCGTCTCAACAAGGTCTGCAAGGTTGATCCCACCCAAGTAGAACGACAGGAGGAATAGGTCACGCGCCAGTATGAGTTTGCTGTCAGATGTTACCATGTCCCGAATACGCTGGAACTGCGTGACGGTTATGTCCATCAGCTTGGGTTCAGATTGCGGCATGGTAAATCCCTTGAACGGGTGTTCGTCATACTTCACCAACCCTTCGTCTATAGCTTCATTGATAGCAGCCTTGAAATGGGTCATGCGCATCTGTATATTCCCCTTCGCATATCCTCTGCGCTGCATCCCCTTAAAGAGCGTTTCCCGGATATCACGTTTTGTCAGGTAATCTATAGGTATATCACCAATGAGAGACACGATAACCTTGCAGGTATAGCGGTTCATTTCCGCGTATGAGATTCTCTTTTCTTTTTCAAGACGCTCTATTCTTCTTTCAAAGAGCTGCCGCACCGTTATCACCTCAGCTTCTTCCCCATCCTTCATCAACACTTCTTTCAACTGTGCACAGTTGGAAAACCTATTCAGATTGAGACCTTCCATCCGTTCCCGGTATATACCCAGCACATACTGTATTCTTTTGTTCATGATTGCCGCATCCTTGCGGTAACACACCTTTCCGTTTTCAAACTGGTATTCATCATCAACCTCGAATTCGGTAGAGATATACCGAACTTCCTTCTTAAAAGTTAAAGATACATAAATTCCAAGTTTACCCGACAATTTACGTCTGTTCGGGAGGATTTTTAAGTTTAAGGTAGCCATAATTTGATACTTTTAAAATTCCAGCGACAAACCCTAGCGACAAACCTTATAGCTCACCAGTGGGTTTTCTGTCACTTTTTTTTAAAAGCGTATATGAAAGACATCTTGCTTATAAAAAGCAAAAACACAACTGAAAATCAACAATTTATATTGTGTTATCAGTTGTGTTTTGCAAGTGATTCCGTTGCGATTCGAACGCAAGACCCACGCCTTAGAAGGGCGTTGCTCTATCCAGCTGAGCTACGGAACCATCCTTAATTGCGAGTGCAAAGGTACGGTTTTTATTGAAATTACCAAAAGAATCCGCAACTTTTTTGCATTAACAATCTATTTTTTTTCTATTCAACATCCAAGCAAAAGGTAAATAGCAACAAATATGGAAAGCGTAAGACACTATATATGAATCTATTCCAACCCATTCCACCAAATTCGTATACATCAATGAAGAAAAAAACTGAACTATAAAAAAAAGCGCCACAAAGTAATCGGCAAAACGAGAAAAGAGACAGGACATACCTTTTATTATATCCTTATCATCCCGAAAACGTCCCGATGCATAACCGAAAGCCATACCCGACAATCCCACACCAAACGAAATGAGATAATAAATCCCTTTTTGAAACGGAGAGTTCGTGAGAGATCCCGTCACGCTACGCAACATAGTCCATGGAGCAAAAGTGGTGCAAATAATCATTATGATATAAACAAGCAGTATACAACCTGCCAATATCAACGCACGTTTTTCCTTACGGGAAATGGGCTTTCCTCTTTTCACTATCCTCCCCAACGTACCCCATACCCCGGAATGAACCGTAATGCCGAACCCTAAAAAAAGCATCATTACTATGCCCAATGCCGGTGTCTGGACAAAATTCCCCATAGCATGCCTCAATTCCCACCGGATTCCTTCGGGACTGAGCAGGCTTTGCACCTTCCCCAGCCCATAAATACTTCCTATCCATGAGAACAAGGCTACAGCTACCGTCAGCAGAAAAAACACAGTAGCGGTATGAGGAAAATAATATTTACTCTTCATCCGGTTCCAAATTATCAATGTCAAGAATCCGCAACTCGAAAGCACGGGTCACCAATCGACAGGCATTGACACCACTTCTTTCATCCAATGTGAACAAACGGTTTATCAATTCATTCTGACGCTTCTCTATGGATTTGACCCCGAAAGGCATCCCTTTCAGATTAGTAATCATTTCTTTGGTATACCCCAAGGCCAGATGGCGAAGCAAACGCTCATCATATTCATCAATATCATAATTAATGACAGCTTCCTGCCTGCGCTGCTCCTGAGCCACCGACTGCTTGAAACGTGCCACTATTTTCTCCAGAATGGGATAATTGAAAACCAGTTTCTTGCCATCCATCACCGCCTGTACATCTGTGGCAGTCAGCAACTCTCCCGTCTTCAGGATTATACCATCCGCACCCGCATTCAGCGCATCCACCCATAACTTTTCGTTCAATACCTCACCAGTAAAAATCAGCACCTTCATATCCGGATAGTTCTTCCGTAAAGAAGAACAGATTTCCACACCGATGGTAGTCGATCCCCCCAAGCCCAAGTCCAATAAAACCATATCGGGCAACTGCACTTTCAGCAATTCCCAAAACTCATTCTCAGTCATAGCCGTTCCGATGACTTCCGCATTCGGAATTTCGTGTCTGAATATCTCTTCCGTTCCTTTTAATTCCAGTTTGACATCCTCTACAATGATGACTTTAAATCTATTATTCTCCATAATATGCATTGTTTTTTTACATTCTACATTCAACGGGCAGGCAGGGTGAACCATACGGTGAACCCTCCTTCAGCGGCAGGCTGCGCATTGATACGGCAACCGCGTCTTCCGGCAAATTCATCATGGTCACGAATCACCTGCTTACAAATAAGGTATTCCGTACCGGTCAGAACTCCTTCCTGCCCCTGCTTCATACGAGACAGATGCGGGTAGAACAACAAGTTCAACTCCTCCTGCGACTTTTCGCGACGCGTATCGCGGAAATCAAACCGCACAAAATCCTTATCCTTATAAATACACAATTCCAAAACACCATCCACCTCGTATGATAGCGCTTCATCTATTAAATTCTCCAACATAAACTTCAGCTGAATGACATCTCCCAATACGGAAACATGTTCCACCTCCGTCCTCAGTTCTACCCGATGCGGCATACGTTTTCCAGCACGTTTTATATACCGTACCGCATAATCGGCCAGTTCGCCGGCTTTCACAACACCTCTGCGGAAAGTAATTTCTTCCAACTGACGTGCGGCGCATGAACTCAGCAAAGTAAATATATCCTTATAATAACTGATCAACTCACCAATCGTTTCTACTTGCACAGCTTCGTTTTCTCCAGCCTGACGGGTGTTCAACCTGTCGATAATCTGTTTTATCCGGTTAGGATAATAGATTGTCTCATGCTTAATGGTTGACAAGCAATTGTCCAATACCAGATTTTGCACATGCAACTGGTTTTCCTCCCGTATGGCTCGGCGCGCATCATCCTGCGCACTTTCTATATCCCGATATTTCTGCGCCATCAGTACCACTGCATTATATACAATGATGGCTACATATCCGGCCACAAGCTCCAGCATCAAGCGGTCGTCCTCACGCTCCACAGGCAAAGCGATTTTCAATGCCAGCACACCCGTGCAACGATTCTCGTTACCTGCTTCCACCCACAAGGGCAAACATTTTACCCTATCTTTCTCACGCCAATAAGGTGTCTTCGCGTCAAAACTACGAGCCATCATCTCACGCATTTCTTCATTCTCATCCTCCACCGGTGAAAAAGCATAATTCAAGCTGTGGTTGTCTTCACTATAAACCGCTACGCCCAACACATCAACGGGCAGCAACTCATTTACCGTTTCAAACATATCCTTGACCAGACTTGCAGCAATATCCCGGTCGGCTCTTCCGTCAAGCAAAGAGGCCGAAAACACCTGCTTGTTGATTTCCAACACCTGTTCCAAGTTATAACGATAAATCAAACGGTGGCGGAAATACAGAATATAATATCCCACCAGCAATACCAACAAAATAACCACACAAAGAATGATAGCCACCGTCTTATTATTGGCAGAAAGCTGCATCTGGCGGCAATATTGCTCCAATGAGGTGTCCTCACTGATCTGTTTGTACAGCGCCGTATAAGCATTATTGTTATAACGATAAGCCTCCAGATTACCTAAAGCCAAAAAGGCGACTGCTGCCTCGTTGCGAACATCCAGCAAGGCATAGTAATCGGTATCAAAATGCCGGTTGAACCAATCTAAATCCGCTGCTACCCCCTCTCCTTCCAATTCCAACAAAGGCCCTTTGCTGCCCGAATACATAATATAATGCTTATTCAAACAATATAGAGCACTGTCCGCATAACACAATGCCTGTTGATATAATCCATCAATGTTACAATTGTAAACATCGTATGCATATTCATTCGCAACAGCCAATAATTTATCATATCGCTGAATGGAATCATTGACAGTGAGCTGTTCCGCTTTCCCATCTTTCTCCCTCCCCTCATTACATCCTGCCAGGACAGGAAGAAAAGCGACCAACACCAACATCAACGTTTTGCGCACTCCTTTGGGCAAACGGAAATAGAAACGGCTGCCTTTCCCCAATTCACTTTCTATCCGGAACAGGCAGACCCGGAATATCTCATTGGTCTTCTTATATTTATCAATAATGCCTTTGCAATTCATCAAACCGAAACCGTGACCTTTATTCTTCTGCAATTCGCTGACATTTTCGCTGGTCTGCAATCCGATTTTACCCGAATCATAAACTTTCTCACTCAGAATACGCTCCACATCTTCCTGTGAAAGTCCCGGACCGTCATCTTTCACCGAAATCTCCACGTAAGATTCCGTTTCCTGCGCATAAACAGAAACATTTCCTCCCGGCTGCGTATATTTACGGGCGTTTTCCGTCAATGTATTTATCATGAAAAGCGTCAGAGCCTTATCCGCTTTCACAATGGCGGCAGTCGGCTCTATGGTCAGAGTCTGTTGTTTCATCTCGAAAGTCTTACGCCCTTTTACCAGTACATCAAAAAGGGAATTCAACTCAAAATTCTCTATATTCAAACTCAGTGTCCCCTGCCGCATCTTAATCCATAAGGCCAGAATATCATTATACTCATTGATACGGGTAATCAGTTCGTCGATATAACGGTATTTGCTTTCTTTTATTTCTTCGTTCTGAATGTAGTTGTGTGCGGTTAGTTTATGCACTTCATTCATGATTCGGTCTATATAAGGCATAATGCCTGTGACAATAAACAGACAGGCTTTCTTCACCAGATTCTGCCGTTTATTCTCCGCCAAATGCTGTTCATGGACATATTGCTCCTTTTCCAGCCGTTTCCGTTCATCGCCCAACGAAATAAAAGCCAGTCCATTCTCCAGTGTCCACGAAATGTAAGGTGTAATGACCCTCATCAGTGCTTTATCATCTTTCTTCATTTTGTGCTCCGAATACAGGTGCACCTCGCCCAAAGGTTGTTCCCTGCCCGGAATATTCAAGATAAAACTTGTACAAACCCCTTGCCCCGGCACCTCATTCCCCTCTCCATTTTCAGCCACAATACGGAAGTCCGTCGCTCCCACCAACGAAAGGATATCCTCTTTCACCGAGGCAACTACCGCTTTTGTCACATCCTCTATCTCCCCCGCATCAATGGGTACTGAAGCCGTTATCTTACGGCATATTTCCAAAGTACGTTTCAACTTATCAATATAAAGAGCATTCCGCACACGCCATCTTTTATTCAATATCCAAAATAGAATGATAAGGACAACGATACCAATCACCACTACCACCAGAAGTCCGTTCAAGGCCTCCGATTCCTTTTCCAACGCATTATAACGGCTCTCCAATTCTTTGTCCTGGCGGGTGTAGTCCAAAATATCCAGATAAATATTACGATTATAATCCGACTGGGGTTTCATTCCTAACGCTGCATATGTTACACTCAATTGTTCACGGAAACGGGCAATCCATTCGGGAACACTTTTTATACCATCGTCATTAATCCATTCCAGTTCAATGGAAGTGGTAGCCATGGGAACATACGGACGAAGTCTATCCGTAGTATCCGTACAATGGTAATATTTCTCGTGATGCCGGTTGACGTACCCCAGTGCTTCCGACAAATAATGCAGCGCGTCTTCATACCTGCCTTGCTCGTTGCTGCACGATGCCAGAGTGCGGTATGTACCCGAAATCTGATACA